TCCGATTATAAAACGGACGGAGCCGGGAGAGGGCGCAGCGTCCATCGTTTTCCAACTGGCGGATATTGAGGAACGCATTTATAAGCAGAAAAGCGAGATTGAAAAAGCCATCGTCAGGGTGATGACCATCATCGAATACATACCTATTACGGAAATCGACCGGGAGATTTTTGAAATGCGGCATATTGACATGATGCAGTGGCCGGATATTGAGGCGGCAATCCCTATGTCGAAGAGCCAGTGCATCAGGCGGTACAATGCCACTATTGACAAGCTCCTTTTAAACCCTCGTATCCAGAGGATGGTGAAGGCAAACGAGAAGGACTATCTTCTATGGTGCATGGAACATGACAAGGGCAGGCCGAAAAAACAAAGTGGGGGTATCAAGCCGGGAAACAAATCTGGAAATTCCGGCCAGAAAAAAACCCGGAAAAATAAACGGATGCCAGGGAAGGAAAAATGAAAAAGCGGTTTTTCCTCATGGGATTTCCTTTTCAGAAAAACTTGGCCGGATTTTTTCAGATTTTTCTGCCGGAATTTTTGAAAAAAGCGGATTTCCGGCAAGGCGAAAAAATCAAGGTGGGTATATGGCCCGGAAAATCAAAGTGGGTATTTATTCCGGCAGACCAAGGCCGGAATTTCAAGGGGTATTTCAAGGCCGGATTTTAAGGGGCATATATAGGGGCTGTGTGAGAGGGCATATATAAAGGGGGTATATATAGCCTATATATAGGGGGCGTATATAGGGGCTTGTTATATGGCAGGGCTATATAGGGCGAGGCAAGCTATACACCAACGCTTGTGACACGCACACACGCACAGCCACGCACCACGCTCACGCAGGGCGGCGCACCACGCCTGCTGTATAAGCGTGTCGGCTGGCTTATATATAGGGCTGTTAGAGCATATACAAGCGAAGCAGGGCGCACATACACACGTACAACGAGAGGCTTCAAAGCCTTGTGTTGTAAGGCTTTGCAGGGCATTGATAAAGATGCGACTCCATGCGACTCTTACCTGTGATATGATGATAGAGTGGAACAACTGAATAAAGAAAGGGCGGCAGGGAGTATCCCTGCGCTTTGGTAAAGACAGCGAGAGCTGTCCTTTTTTTGTCCTTCGTGCGCCAAGCTGACGCAGAAGCGAGGGATGCGGCCGGGGCCGGCGTAGGTACTCCCCGGAGGGGGTACGGCCTGCGGGTCCGAGGAAGGTCCGGCTTTTGCCCGGATTTTATAAAAAAAATTTTATGCGTTTCGTTACGCACGGCCCGGATGGGTGGATGGAGGGATTTCATGAAAACCACATTAAACCTTCAGGAGCGGCTTCTTTCGGAGCTTCATCCTGCGGACTACAATCCGAGGGTGGCACTGAAGCCGGGTGATCCTGAATATGAGAACATCAAGAACAGCATAGAGGCTTTCGGGTACGTTGACCCGATCATCATAAATTCAGACGGAACGATTATCGGCGGTCATCAGCGGTACAACGTCCTGCTGGACTTGGGATATGACACCACGCAAGTTGTCGTGGTGGATGCGACCAAGGAGCAGGAGAAAGCCCTGAACATTGCCCTGAATAAAATCACCGGGCAGTGGGATGAGGAGAAGCTCGTTGACCTCCTGATTGAGTTGGATTTAAGCGACATTGATATGCAGCTCTCCGGCTTCACTTTTGACGAACTGGAGAATCTGAAATTGAAATTTGACGATGACGATGCGCAGGAAGATGAGGATTTCAACGAGGACGAGGCTCTCGCCAATGCCCGGAAAGAAACCCGGACGAAACGAGGGGATATCTGGATTCTTGGAGAACACAGACTTATATGTGGTGATGCCAGGAGTGCGGCGGACATGGAGCGGCTGATGGACGGCGTGAAAGCCGATCTCTACCTGACAGATCCTCCGTACAACGTGGACTATGTCGGCAAGACCAAGGATGCGCTGAAAATAGAGAATGACCGAATGAGTGATGAGGGATTCCGGGCGTTTCTGCTGGATGCGTTCTCTGCCGCAAAGAACTCCATGAAAGCCGGGGCATCGTTTTACATCTGGCATGCTGATTCCAAGGGATATGATTTCCGGGGTGCTTGTTATGATGTCGGCTGGCAAGTCCGGGAATGTCTCATCTGGTGCAAAGACGTGTTCGTCCTTGGGCGGCAGGATTACCAGTGGCAGCATGAACCTTGTCTGTATGGATGGAATGAAGGTGCAAGCCATGCATGGTACTCCGACAGGCGGCAGACAACCGTCCTCACGTTTGACAGGCCGAAGCGGAGTGAATCGCATCCAACTATGAAGCCGGTTCCGATGTTTGGCTATCTGATTCAGAATAGCACAAAAGCCGGGGACATCATCCTTGACACTTTCTGCGGTTCAGGCACAACCGTCATGGCGGCGGAACAGTTAGGACGCAGGGCGTATTGTGCGGAATTGGACGAGGTTTACTGTGACGTAATAGTGAAGCGATGGGAGGAATTTACCGGGAAGACTGCGGTAAAGGAAAACAGATGATTGTAGAAGAGAACTTGACAGAGCTTATAACTGCTGCAGGGGGGGCAATATGGATGAGTGAAACAGGAAATTCAACAAACCTTGTAAGGACGGAAATCATAGCGAAGCTGTTCGGTTTTTCTGGCATCCGTAGGGTGCAGCAGCTTACCCAGGACGGCGTAATTGAAACGGTGGAAGCCGTGGACGAGGATGGACATAAGTGTAGACGGTACGACTTGATCCCAACTACACAAAGATACATCCAGTATCTTTCAGATAAGGCGTATGGAAAACAGCATCGGACGGATAAGGAGATAGAACTCCGGGAACAAAAGATGGCGGCAGACATTGCCCTGAAGGAAAGCCAGGGAGAGCTTCACCGATTGAAGACGGCGATTGCCGCAGGGGATTATATTTCCGTGGAGGAAGTCAAGCTCGACTATGCAAAATTCTTTCTGGTGTTTAAGAAATTCGCAATGTCGCTTCCGGCAAGAGTCAGCGGAATGCTCTCCGGGCAGCTTGAACCGCTCGAAGCCCGGAGGGTGGAAAAGGAGATGTCCGGCGAAATTGCGGAACTCCTGAATTCCTTCGTGGTGGCAGGGGTGGTAAAGCCAAATGACGTGAAGGAAATCATCGCCAAGGTGGAAAAGCCAGGTGATGGTGATGGCTAAATCTAAATGCAGGAAGTGGCGCAAGAAATATGAGGTGGCGTTCTACATCTTGGAAACCCTGCGGCAATTGCAGCCGCCAGAGGATATTTCCGTTTCGAATTGGGCAGAGAAATATCGGTTCCTTGATTCCAAGACGGCGGCGATGCCGGGTCCATGGAGGAATGACAAAACCCCATACCTGAAGGAGATTATGGACGAGCTGTGTAATTACGAGACCGAGGAAATCGCATTGTGCAAATGCACACAGATTGGCGGCTCGGAAGCACTGCTCAATATGCTGGGATATATCATCCAGCAGGACCCGTCCCCTGCGATGGTGGTCTACCCTTCCGACAAGCTGGGGGAGTCCATCAGCGAAAACCGCATCAAGCCGATGCTGAAAAGCAGTCCGGCGCTGAAGCGGCTGTATAAGGAATTTCAGTCACAGAAGCTGGAGATGCAGTTCGAGGCGATGTATCTCACGATTTCGGGAGCAAACAGTCCTTCGAGCCTTGCGTCAAAGGCTATCAAATATTTGTTTCTGGACGAGGTGGACAAATACCCTCCTGCCTCCCGGAAAGAGGCAGATCCGATTTCCCTTGCACGGGAACGTGTAAAGACATTCAGGAATCGGAAAATATACATGACCAGTACACCGACCATCGAAACGGGACAGATTTGGAAAGCCCTGCAAGGCTCGGACATAGAGAAACACTACTTTGTGCCGTGTCCGCACTGCGGCGAGTACATAGAGCTGAAATTCAAGCAGCTTAAATATCCGGGGGATGAAGACGGGCTTACCAATTCAGACCGGGCGGATCAGGCTGTGTATGTCTGCCAGGAATGCGGATGCATCATTACCGACCAGCACAAGGATAAGATGCT